AATTTTCAAAAGTTGATTCTGAATTTAACAATTCTGAAAGCATCGTTGAGCATGACGCAGAAAAAACACAATAAGTTCTTTAGAAACGAAGACTACGAACTATTCTTCAACACTTCTACCGGTTTTGAATTAATGAGGGGCGTCTATGGTAAAGCAGATCCATTCGCTTTGGTGCTTCCCTCATTATTGGATGTTGGAATATTGGGACATTGTGATAACAAATGTTCTTTTTGTTATCAAGGACATGATAGTCAACCCAATATGAAGTTAGAAGACTTCAAAACTATTATAGATCAAGTCAAGCATCATACAAGTCAAGTTGCTCTTGGAGGTCGGGGTGATCCAAACCTGCATGAAAATTTCAAGGAAATTGTTATGTATGCATTGGATAATAATGTAATCCCTAATTATACCACAAGTGGTTTCAACTTAACCGATGAGCAAATTCAAATATCAAAAATGTGTGGTGCAGTTGCCGTCAGCGATTATAGAAGTCAAGAGACCTACTCTTCAATAAAAAGGTTAATGGATGCTGACATAAAGACAAATATTCATCTCATTTTTTCAAATGTAAACTTTTCTGATTGCGTTAAAATATTACACGGAAGCAACCCTTGGGATCCCTCGTTTAAGCATACACAATCTGTCGTTGATATTGATAGACTAAATGCAGTCATATTTCTATTGTTTAAACCAGCAGGAGCAGGGATCAATACTCCAGGCATGAGACCAAATCGTTATCAATTTGATGTTTTCTCCGACCTTATATTTCAACCAAGAGCTAAATTCAAAGTCGGTATGGATTCATGCCTCGTCAATCATGTTCTTCAGAGAGTTAAACCAAATGAACTTCAATCCATAGCAGTTGATACTTGTGAGGGTGCTAGAATGTCTGGTTATATAACTCCTGATATGAAGATGAAACCATGTAGTTTTGCAGAGAAGTCTTGGGAAATTAGTATCACTAATAAACAAGACATAAGTTATATATGGAATCAATCACAAAAATTTAAATCATTCAGACAGAAATTAAAAAAGAATCGAACCTGTTGCCCAATAGGATTATAATATGACAAGTTTAATTAACCACATACTAGAAGCTTTTTATAAAGATAGCAAAATAAAACCTCAGACAATTCCAGTAGAAAAAGGCGGAAATATGAACGAGGATGATCCTGATGATCATCGAATGATGAATACCATGGTGAATGAATACTTTATGGCAGAGGTTGTAGCTGTTCCTGATAATTTTGAAATCACCAACCATCTTAAAATGAGAGAAGCTGCTGGAATATTTGATCATGAAAAAATTAATCTCAGAGATCTAGTTACAATTTCAATGGCAGTTAGGGCAACCCCAATATTTTCAGTTTTAAACAATCCACTTATAAGTCCTGATACCTGTATGTATTTTCTTCATATAATGGGCGAGTTGGGTCTTATCATAAACTCTGTCGATAATCCAATTAAAAGAAACAGAGAAGAATATAAAGTTTTTCTCGAGCGATGGAAAGAAGAAAGGATTGTATATGTGAGAGGCCAGGATGTTAAGAGGATGAATTTCATAGTGATAAATCTAGTTCCTCTTTATCAACAAAATGTAATAGATGAAGCAGTTAAAGCAGTCGAATCAGTTTTAGAACATACCAAAGAAGTTAAAAGAATAAAGGAGTGCATATGATACGAAAAGGTTTACTAATAATTGTATTTATTCTCATTCCAGTAATTTTATTTGCGGGGACGAAAGCGGTCAGAATCAACAAATTTATGGCAATCGATCCGATTGGTCCAAAAAACTATCATATTGAAACTCTGAGGATTGACGATCCCGATAATCCATTTGTCAGCATTTACGTTGCTCACATAATTCAGGATTATTCAATGTCTGACCCAAGCAATGTATCAATAGCTTGTCGTCTGACCGGTCCAATCCCTGTTGATAAGGATGGCAAGCGGATCATTAACACAAAGACAAATAATGATATTGGGCACTTCAGAAAATCCATCGGCACAAAAGTCATGAGAATTTCAAGGAGTTATGACAAGGTGAAGGATGTTCTCATCTACAATGTTTACACAACCAAGCTATTCGATGGTTCCATGAAACATTCATTATCAGTTGTTCCGTTAGGAATGCCCCTGACACCGGCCAAATAACGGAACGAAGGTGGTCTGGTTTTTATCCTTTTTCCAGACCACCTTCATTTTTTTGCTTACTTAATAAAGAAATTCAACTCAATTTGTTCAACAACTCTAGTCGGTTCTAAAGTAACATTAACGTGGAATCTCTTTGTACGTCTTTCATAATCTGTAGCACCAACATCTACCGAGTATGAATATAGACCACGTTTATTTTTGATTACTTCAAGGAAGTCAATTAAGTTAGTTGAAACCTGTGACCATGTAATTTGATCGTTTTGTTCAAAAATAAAGAAACGACAGAACTCTTCAAATGCTCGTTTGACATATAGAATAAGTCTAACGATATTTAAGTCCTGAAGAGCGCTTGCTCTCGCTTGAGTTGTTAATTGCCCCCAAACAACATATCCAGGATTGAACTTCACAATTGGATTTAGTTGTTTGAGATACAACTGATCTCTTTCTCCAAGACGTGGATTATATCTTAGTTCTTTAATTGTATCAATTGCAGCTCTAGTGAATCCAGCAGCTGCATACCAAATTTCTGCAACATTATCATTTCTCGGTAATATATAAGACATATGATAAACTGGGGAGAACCATACATCTTGACCAGTAAATAAATCAAACACTTTATTATATGATTCATAAAGTGCTAAGAAATAAGTATTGAACGTATTAGTATTATTTCTAGTTGCTAGAGCTGCTGAAACTGTTGCATTATCTCCATTATCTAGAATACCCACAGAATCACGTCTTGTTTGAACTAATGTGCTGATTGAAGTTTTAACATCAGTTGGATAACCAGCATCAAACACCATTGAAAAGTAAATATTTTCTGTATCAAGAACATCATCGTCAATGATTCCAGCATACCCCTGAGCTAACAGAGTGTTAGCTGTATTTGTAACTAGATTTCCTGATGCATCAAGTAAACCACCATCACTACCTTTTCTTAATGGAACTGGTTCTGATGTTATAAAAGGTTCTGCAAATGAATTATAAGACCTCTTAATTCTATATTCAATTTCAGATGTTGGATCAAAGTCTGTAACATTACCATTCCAACTTTGAGCAGCTGTCGTTAAAACTCTTTCATTGAATACATTAACTACTTCTCCATCAATTCCGCCTGTTGCTCCCATCCAACCCCAAACTTCAACACCTTTGGCATCTTTAGCACTAACTACATAATTTGCGCTTCCTGTCTCAGGATCTGTATCCCAATCGGTGAAGTCCTGTTTGGTATCTGTAATAGTTGCTGCACCATCAGTTAAAGTTGTTGATACTGTACCAATGTCTTGATCATAAACTCTAACCGCTTCCTCATAACCACCTGAAAGAGATCCAGAGACTAATTCCATTTCAGCTCTTAAAACTGCTGAATAAATATTTAAAATATCTACAATCCAAATTGACGCTCCTGCATTATCTCTTGCAGTAGGATCAAATGAAATCTCAATGATTCAATAATCTCATCTTCTCCATCGGATTGTCTTTCATAAATATCCATGATGTATGTATCCCAAAGAGTTGGGTTAGCAGCTTCTGTAATTCTGATTCCAATGTTATTATACCATTGTCCCCTTCCAATTGGATATAGAACACATACTGGATAAGTTGGTGGTGAAGAAACCAACGAAGTTTGAATAGAGCTTACATCATCCAAACTGTCTACAAATGTAATTGAGATCGCAGCTGTTGTGTCTGTAGCTGCAAGTGTGGCATCCAGTCTCATATTTGCATATAGAGCATCATCCGGCATTACTCTAATCCAATAGAGCGCTCCAGATTCTCCTAAATAATTATATGCATTATATGGACCTTGCCCGTAATTTTTTCCATAAGTCGTAATATTCGGTTCGCCAAACTCTGCAATAAAGTCAGCTCTCCCTCCAATAAACCTTAGTTTATTGTCTTCCCCTTTCTCTGTTATTCCACACATAAAACCGATTGTTGATGGCACGGCTTGTACGAATGTAGAAAGGTCAATAATTTTGGTGAATACACCTGGCGATACATGTTGAGCCATAACTCAATATTCCTCCTATTAGATTTTCTCTAAAATAGTTTATTCTCTATAATTTTATCTTCCTTTCTATTAGACGTATAAGAACCACCTGAAAATCAATCGTCTATCTTCAGTCTTAATAATTGATGGATAAGTTACTCGAGCAAATAAAGTAAATTGACCAGAGTAATCTCCGAGTGAGGATTCAGCTGTATATAAACCTGCCTCGCTTAATTGGTAACCATTTGCATTATCAATTCCAATAACTGTGGTTATCTTTACAACTAACCACTCATCATCATTCATTGCATCTTGCTCGTATTCTACTGAATCAAATGGATGTTTGTAATAACCTTCTTCTGGATGATCAGCATCTACAACATGATAATCTGCACTTGATGAATCAGTTGCGCTAATCATAACTAATGAATATAACTCCGTATCTGTAAGAATAGGTGGTATCGGATCAAACGGATCCGCAGGGAGAACTCCCCCGTCGCCCAGACCAAACCATGTTACAAATTCATCTTTAGTAGATGTAACCTGTGAGTTTTCAAGATTCATCATTCTCTGAGCTAGCTGTGTTCTTCCTTGGTATAATACCAAGTTATGTTTTCCAACAAGCTGCCTTTCACCTTTATCATCTTCTTCATATATTTCAACATAACCCTCTGGTTTTCCTCTACCTCCACCATCAGGTCTAATCGAGTCGCTTAGACATTTATCTCCATAAAAATCTCTAATTTCAATCTCTGTAGTTTTAATCTTTTTATCTGCCATGGTTTAGGTCCCTTTTCAAATGATTGACTGTATACTTTATATTTTGTTCTTATTAGGGACAAAGTTTAGAACTATATATTAATGGAGGGACACTATGTATTATTTATTTGAGTTAATTGATGAAAAGAGAGAGCTTCTCAATTCTTATACAAACTTTTATGAGGCAGTAGAGGATGCTGAATATAAGTTCAAAGACGTTAAAGAATTTGAATTATGTGAAAATCAGAAGTGTATCAAAGGGATTAGAACCATGGGACTTACAATATGGAGAATTGATAAGAAAAAGAAAGGTACTGGGTAATAGAAGCTATATTCTCATCCTATTAAAATATATACCAGTACCCTCCCAACAATATAGACATGTCTACGCTTTTTTGTTCTAAAAGTTATTCAAGAAATGTTCCACAGTTAGCACAATACTTTGCAGAGGAAGTTGACTTATTACCGCATGTTGGACATTCAACTTTTGTCTTAACAGTAACTGCC